GTTTGCAGCCTTGAGGGTTGCAGTACCACGAGTTGGCTTAGGAATGTGCAGCGTGTCGCCTTTTTTGCCTTTGAAAGACATTTTGCGAACGAGGTTTGCCAATACTAAGTTTTTCTGATAGGCAGCGATGACTTCATCAGACCAAATTTCTGGTACGAAGGTTGCTGCGTTTGTGCTGTTTACAATCGAACCCGAGTTACCGGGGTACGCTACTTTAGATAGTGCCATGATGTATTTCCTTTAATTAGAAAGTCTAAAATTACTTAACTCTCCCCTCTTGGTATGCTTGCATAATCTCGTCAGAGAGTTGCATATACCTGTCAGGGTCGGTCATTCTCAGTTTAATAAGGTCTGCTCTACGATATACTTTTCGACTTGTTTCACCAGCGCCGCCAACATCGACTGTAGCCGCACGCATTGCCTGTTCTTGAGCTTTGCTTTCTACATTGGCTGATTGTTGAACTTGGTTCTGCTGTTTGATTTGTTTGAGTTCCTTGTAGGTACTTAACAATTCATCAGCGGATTCAAAGTCAAATTCAGCGTCTGCTTTAGCAAACAAGTTTAAGCGAATAGCAGAAGATTTAACCCAATCTTGAAAACCGCTATCGGATGCGATAGTGGCAAAGTCTGGGTGCTTAGAAGCCAGTTGTTGTGCTGTCTTCATGCGCTTCATTTCTAACGCTGCTTGTCTTGCTTCAAGAACTGCAGGATGCTTCTCTACTTGTCTGTTGACCGCACTAGCTGGGTCTGCAAAAAAGTCGTCTTCGAGCGATTCTTCAATAGGCTTCGCTTCCTTAGCCTTAGAGTCGAGTTGTTGTTTTAACAGTTGGTCCGCAAGACTTCGTACTTCGTGAACTTCGTTTGCTTGTCGTCCAATGAGCTTTTCAGCCTCTTGGTGCATCTTAGCAATCTCAATAGCAGTTTTACCACGATACTTCTCTGGTAATTCTTCTACTGGTTCACTGACATTAGCTGTTTCAGTTTGTCCTGCAGCAGTGCTGTCAGGTACTGGGGTTGTAATATCTTGTACTACTTCTTCTTCGCTGCCGTTAAACAGTTCTTCTTCTTGAATAAAGTTTGCTGCCATTTAAAGTCTCCCGTCCAGCTTGAGATAATCAAGTGATTTTAGGATTTATAATCTAAGGCTCTTACGAGGTGTCTTAGGCGTTTTGTTTTGCTTCTATTTTTGCTTTTTCTTCCCGGACTCTCGCCCATCTGTCGTAAGCACCAACGTAAGTTGGGTCTGTGCCATCTAAACTCACCCTTACAGGAGAGATAATCCGATTCGCTACATTCCCACAACTACAGGAGATTGTTGTTGTCTCATAATCAACAAAACCTTCTGTAATATGTTCTTCACTACACTTAAAGTCGTATAGTCTACGAGCCATCTGCTGAGTCTCCCGACATGAGCTGCTCGTAAGCCTGTTCTGAAGCAGGTTTAAGGGTAATGAGCCACTGAAGTAAGTCCAGTTGTCCCTTCTTTACCATTAAATCCGCTTCACTCTGGATTGAAAGCACATGGTTCAACGAATTGAACATATTTTGTGCGTCTTCCACTAAATCTTGCCACCCTTCAGTAGACATCATTGAAAAGCGGTTCTCGTAATACTGTTGAAGTTTCTTATCTATCATTCTTCTTTGTCCTTTGAGGAGAAGTGAGTACTTACTTACTTATTTTGTTGCAATTCTACCACACTTTTGTTAAAAAGTCAATAGTTTTCTTTACTTTTGAGCTGATTTCTGCATCTGTAGTTCAACAATCTTACCTTTGTTGTCAATGTCCTTTTCTTTGAGCATCAAATCAGCGATTCTTGCACGCTTCTCGAACTCATTGTCTTGGTTTTGACCATCAATGTTGGTAGAAAGTGAACTAATGACCTTGGCTTTGAGTTCTTCAGGCAGTAATTGGGTCTCAACTACGGTCTTCTGAGCCTCTGCTTGGTCACGCATTGCACGAGCTTGGAGCGATTGTGTCTGCGCCTGAGCCTGTTCCATCTGCATCTGCTGCGCCATCTGCTGCTGTTGCTGTGCTTCAGGGTTTGGTTGGCTCATCTGTGTCAAGGCTTGCTCCATCTCAGCACGATTAGACAGGCTGGAGTTAGCAATAATGCCTTTGAGGATGATTGGCAACACAGGAGTATCAGGTCCAAGAGTCTGGAGCAGACCAATCAGTTGTTGCTGTTCGTATTCCCGAGCCATGATACCGAGTGTAGCGGTAGGTAGGAACTTCATGTCTACAGAAGGATAACGCTCAGGGTCAAATTGCATATAGCGGAACGCAACCTTCTTAATCAGCGGGACCATGAAATCTTCTTGGAAGTTTGTCAGAGTACGCTTGTACTTCTTGATAATTCCTGAAACAGCCATCGACATACCAGCACCGCTAGAATCACGGGTGGCTTGTGTAACCATGCCTTGGCTATCTAAAGTACCAGTTGCCATCAGAAGCATACGCTCAAAGTCTCTTGCGGTAGCAGCAGACTCAGGGCTTGTTTGTCCAAACTTGAATGGCATCATAATCTCAGCAGGATTACCATTGGTGAGGATTGCTTTGCCGGGACGAACTTCAAACTTAGCACCACGAGGTAAGCGAGTAGCGTCCATCGCAATCATAGGAGCAGTGGTCAACGCCAAGCTGTCTAAGTGGCTACGGAGCTGTGCATCAATAGCCTTTTGCATATTGTATGCTTTTTCTACTGTACCACGACCCCAGAAGCGGTTAGGAACGGTATCGTCTTGGTAAGCGACTACAGGACGGTCTTTCATCATGTAGGGGTTACGCTCTGCTTTGAGAAGAAGACCATCATTAGCAATCACTACAATAGCCTCTACGAGGTCGCTGTAGGTGTCGGCAGTACTGGACTCAGGGAATAGGTCAACTACCTCGTCTCCGTCGTTCTCAAGTTCATCTAGGTACTCTCTAGGGACTAATCCGTAGTAGGTGAGAAGTTTAACCTTGTCGTCTTGATACTGTACTACTTCTTGGGTTACTTCTAAGTCGTCATCGTTGCCAGCAGGTCCGATGTCTACCTTACGATAGATACCTCTTTCCATACCTTCTACCACTTTGTGGATAGAGACAAACTTCTCAATCGCTACACCCATTGCATCCTCAATCGAGGTAGCGTTAGGGTCAATCAGGAAGTTCTTAGGGTTGACTGGGTTAATCTTAACGCAGAAGTATTCTTTCTCAGTAACTCCATACGCAGCTTGCGTACTGCCCGGAATAGGCTGAGTTGAAGGAATGTACTCCATCTCGGTCTTAACCATAATCTCACCGATACCAGTACCATAAATCTCTGCCATCAGTTCAATCTGGTCTACAGACTTACGAATCTTGTTCGCAGTTAAGTCTTCCATCAACAATGCACGCATCGCTTGGACATCCATTGGATTACCGTTGTAGTCCATGATGTCGTCTTTGATGTCGAAGAACTCTCCGTTACCAAAGATTGCTTCCATAATCTCAGCGTGGCGAGTCTCAACTGCTTGCTGCGTTGCGGGACTGATTAAGCGACTGCGCTCGGACTCACGAGTACGGTCTTCAGAAGCCCAAACACCACGGAAGATACGTTCGTATTCAAGCCAATCTTCTAGATAATTCTCATCACGATAATCTCTCCATCTGTCGCAATGGGTCACTACAAAAGCAGCTAACTCCTTATCTGCCTCTGACGGAGTGTCCCATCCAGTGCCTTCATTCATGTCTTTCATTTCAGCCATTATAGCGATTCCCTTTAGTAATATTTTCTTTGGCACTTAAAATCTGTAAATTCCAAGGCACATGAAGACCGCTTACTGTTTTACCCAGCAGCGGGACAATGTGGTCAACATGATGTTTCCACTGAAAAACTCTTTCTAAATCTTTAGCCATACTATAAAATTCTTCCATCTCTTGTAGCTGTTCTTTTGACAGCCAAGCAGGGGTTCGTTGCAGTTGCGAAGTATGGCGTTTCATCTGTAAAGCATTGCGCTTAGGGCGGTTATTTTTAAAGTAGATTGACTGATATTCTTTAACTCGTGTTTGATTTTCTTTTTTCCACTTGTAATTATTCTGCAACCTCCGCTGTTTTTCCTCAACTGGTAGTTTTTGAAAATAAGCAGCACCTTCTTCGCAACGACAGCTTTTACAACGATACTGAAGACCGTCTTTGTTGCTTTTGTGTTTTCCAAACTCGGATAACGGTTTTTTCACTTTACAGCGATTACAGGTCTTCATCCTAGTATCCTGAAATTACATCTAAAGTTTCCCACTCATCACCACCATCGTCAGCATCGAAGTTGGGGCGGACTAACTGCTCGATGTACGCTAACGCATCCACCGTGTCATCGTGTACTCCCTGTGTGGGGAACATTAGGAGTTCATCAACAAACAAATCA